TATTTATTCTCGGCGGAACTAGGGATTTTATGCAATCGTTTCGGGCGTCAATGATTTCAACGACTTGAAAACGTGACGCACCCGCTAACCGCAGTCGTAACATCATGATATCATTGAATAACCTAAGCCTGCAGTACTTTGCAGCGAAACCGCTACAATCGACCGCACTCGCCTAAACCTCAATCATTTCGGTGGCTTGCGACTGCGGCGCTGCCTCGCGTCGCAAACGTGGCTGACGCGGCGCTCGTGACATGTTTTAACGCTCTGCTCGTGACATCTCGCCCGCTACGTTGACGCTACGTGACGGAACGCTGCGTGGGGAGTGCGGAGAGTGCTTCGGATATTCTTTGGCACGCGGCGTCCCGCGCGAACGCCACAAGCGACGCCCCCCTTTCGAACGCCGCCGCAACGATGAGGAGGGTCCCACGCACAAAAATTTTCCGCGCTCAGATAAACGACCCGACTGCGTTGAGACTGCAGCGTACCTGGTGCTGCTTCGTATATTATTCTGTACGAATATCGTACCTTGCGTTTCGCCCACCCCCGCCCCTAAAAAATTTTCCAGAAATTCTAAGACGCCCCACCCAAAAAATAATTCTTGTCAAACGCTTGTCGAGGCAGATATTATGTCGAGGTCGATTTGCTCTCCGAAAGCGCTTCGACGCATAAGCAGGTAGTGGCGGAGACTGCCTAACCTCAGCCCCCTCGCTGCCTGCTTCATTATGTCGTCCGCTCAGAGGTTTTTTAAAGGGTATGCGAGTCCCCTGTCATTTTTCCTCTGAGGCGGGACGGCGCCATCTTTGTCCGGTATTGCACAGATCATTATTAACTATATCCGAGTGTGAATATGAACGTCGCCGTGCCGGGCACCATTTCGCACTTGATCTCATGTGTCCCTACGATATATACTCAAAGTATGAACAGTCTAAACAAGCGACATAGATTATTTGTGGAGGCCTATGCTGGCGACGTCCTTGAGGCGATGAAGATTGCAGGCTGGTCCGGGCATGAAGAATACCTGACCCGCAAAGGGAACGAGCTATTGCGCCAGCCACTTATCCTCGACGCCATCAAGCATCGAACTAAGTACGTGGCGAAAACAAAGAAGGCCATCGCGTCTAAGGAAGATCGCCAGGAGTGGTGGTCTAAGCTTATGTTCAATAAAGATCCCAACGCCTCAAAGGGCGGCTTTGATAAGCACGGCAATCCACTGCCAGAGGACTACGTGCCGGAGGTCCCCATGTCGGCGCGTCTGAAGGCGTCAGAGCTATTGGGTAAATCAGAAGGGGACTTCGTGGACCGTATTGATATTGACGCTAATGTGAGCCTTACAGAGATTGTCATGCAGTCTTACAAGAAAGACGAGGAAGACGATATGAGCCTGGAGGAGATCGAGGCGGAGTATTACCGCGTGCGAGATGACAACGAAGGGGGCGAGGAGAGTGAGGACGAGAGTCTTCCGGACGAGCTCCCTGAGATTGAGTACCACGAGGAAGACGATACACCAGATTATAGTTTTATCTAGGGAGAGGATAATGGAGAAGGAATTTGTAGTTGTCGTCTACGACAGAAAGAGCGGCGAGAAGATTAAGGACATTGGCCCTCACAGCGAGGAGTCCACCCTATACGCCTTGAACAGCGAGGTGAGCGAGAGCATCCACACCTTCGATGTGATTGAGGTGATCGACGTGACGAGAGACTTTGTGAACTCGGCAGGGCACTGGTACTACTCCCCACAGGAGAGTTAGATGGCCAACGTCCAACGCTATCTTAATAAAGGGGCGGACCTCCAGCCCCACCACGTAATGAAGCTGTGGCGAAACCGACCTAAGATATTTGTCGAGGACGTCTTTGATCTCAAATACGACTTGTGGCAAGAGGACTATGTCGAGCGCTACATGAACCACTCCAGGGTGGCGGCGGTCGCGTCTAAGGGCCCGGGCAAAACTTTCACGCTGGCGACGATAGGCTGGCATTTCTTTATCACGCGAGACCTACCTAAGATGGCCGCTCTGTCCATTACCAAGGATCACCTTAAGGCGAACCTATGGGCGGAGCTTAGAAAGCTTAGAGCGCAATCTGAGCTCGTTAAGAGAACGGTCCAGGACGGCGAGACCAGACTGACCCGGATAGGGCATGAAGGCTATTCATTCATAGATGCGAGATCCTTTCCTAAGTCGGCGGACGAGAACACCCAGGCATCGTCGCTCGCAGGACTCCACTCAGACAACGTCGCTTTCCTAATTGACGAGGCCGGCATGATACCCGACGCCGTTATCAATACGGCGGACGCGGCACTCTCCACGGGTAATGAGGGCGACAAGTGCGCAAAGCTTCTCGTGACTGCCAACCCGGAGCAGCCCAAGGGCGTTATATACCGCGCCTACATGGGGCACTCTAAGCAAGACTGGTCGATCCTCACCATATCCGGAGATCCAGAAGACCCTCGCAGGGCGCCTCGTGTCGATAAGACGTGGGCGCAGGAAATGATAGATCAGTATGGGCGGGACGATCCGTTTGTTATGATTAACGTCTTGGGGCAATATCCTCGCGTGGGCGTGGACACCTTACTCTCCGACGTGGAGGTGAGGGAAGCTCAGATGCGCGACGTGAGTGAAGCGGACATAAAGAACTCACAGATGAGGCTAGGAATTGATGTGGCCCGTGGTGGCGTCGATAGGTCTTGCTTCGCTTTGAGAAAAGGTCTTAAGGCGTATATGCCGGAGACAGTAGGTTCGGATATTACAGGTCCGGGACTTGCGGGCATCGCGACTAAGATGCAAGTGGACAAACGAGTGGAGCGGATCTTCGTGGACAACACTGGCGGCTTTGGCTCCTCAGTGGTGGACTGCCTGGATCAGCACCCGCATATTGATACGACTCCCGTACATTATTCTAGCCGCGCGCAGGACTCAAGATACTACAATAAACGAACTGAAATGTGGATGAGACTGCGCGACTGGGTCCGTAAGGGCGGCTGCTTGCCTAAAGATCCAGGACTGGCTGAAGAGCTGTCGGCGGTCAGGTTTACTTCTCATGGCGGGGTTATCCGTTTAGAGGAAAAAGCTAAAGTCAAGACAAGACTCGGCAGATCTCCCGACAAAGCGGACGCACTCGCACAGACCTTCGCCGACGTGGAGCAGCCATCTTTCTTCGCAGAGTATGGGGTCGATAGTGTCCATCCTTCCGAAATGACAGACGAAGAGTATATGCGTTCCTATTCAGGCATAGGCGGGTCTGGACACGTCAGCGACGAGTCTCAGCTTGACCAGCACAGGTATATGCGTAATAATCATAGGGCATAGGAGTTTTTATGGCCACCGACCAATATGGATATGTTGACAAACAAGACGCTGCAATCACAGGCGCCGCTACGGGTGCGGCTGCGGGCATGGCCGCGGGTCCATACGGCGCTCTAGCGGGCGGCATCATTGGATTCGGTATGGGCATTTTCAATGCTGATAGCCAGAACGACTCCTTGAGAAAGGCCCGACGCGAGAGACGCAGAAAGATAGGGCAGTCCATGGAGCGTCAGTCAAAGGCGCGCGAGCAAGCAGCGTCCATATCAGCTCCTTCCAGGGACACCAGAAGAGAATCATCAGAAGACAATGCGGCGGACCTATCACCGTCTAAGAGTATGAATGATTTCAACCAAGGCACCATTGGCAGCAACATGAGCAACAACGATCAAAACGCTCCCTCATCAGCAGGGACTTTCTAAGGATTTTATATGGCCAAGAAGAAACAGAGAAAAAAGAAAATTAGAGTGGCTTCAAGTTCGGCGATTAGCGATAGAGCTAAGAATGCTATGTCCGGAAAGTCCGCTCCTAACGAGGTCACAAGCCCGGTCATCATGGATGATCCAGGTAGATCGCCTCAAGGTCTAAACACAGGCGCCATAGGTGAGTTTGTCGCCAGCGCCAACACCGCCAGCATGGGCGGAACGATAAGCGCCCAGGAAGCGGCGGGCTCGGTCTCAAGCGCTAATAGCGCTAGTGGCTCGATCAAAGGCGCTAATAGCGCTAGTGGCTCGATCAAAGGCGCTCGCAAGGTGAACATTGGCGGGACTAAGAGAGCTCGTAATGCCGCCGTGGACGAGGGCGGATCTCAAAGACAAAGAGGGCCGCAGGCCAGCCCAGGACAGGTTACGCCATTCTTCGAAGGCGCTAACGCATACGATCCTGAGATCGGGTACTTTAAAGTACAGCCGGGCATGTCGCCTGAGCAAACACTGGAGCTACTTAGGTCTGAAAGAAGCGGACGATCCAGAACTATAAGAGGCAGATAATATGCTTAACTACATGACCAAGGCGCAGATAGACGCTATACGAATGACCATGCGACAGGAGATGCAGCAGCACCTCCCCGTATGGGAACTAGCAGCGAAGTATATGGCGCCGAGGCGTGTGAAGACTGACGGTAAGAGGATAAGTGGCGAGCGTAAAGATCAGCACATTATCCGAAACCAGGCCGGACAGTCTCTCCGGACTTTCGTCTCCGGCATGATGAACGGGGCGACTCCGAGATCCCGTCCATGGTTTGACCTCGTGGCAAGTGAGCCCGGCATGAGAGACAAGAGTTCGGTCAAGAACTACATGGAGGCGAGCGAGAAGAACCTTAATAATTATTTTCAGGTCTCCAATCTCTATCGGGCGCTGCCTTTGATGTATAAGGACGTGGGGCTTTTTTCAAATGCCGCCTGCGCGCAGCTCCCTCACCCTAGATATGGATTCTATTTTTACCCGTATGCCGTGGGGACGTTTGCGTTCTCATGCGATGCAGAGGGCAATACGAACATGTTCACGCGCGACACCACTATGACAGTCAGGCAAGTCGTCGAACAATTCGCCCCTATGGGACCAAACAATCACATTGATTTTTCTAAAATGGACAAGGCCATCAAAGCGTCATGGGACGCTGCCAGGTATCTTGACGAGGTCAGGATCGCCCAGGTCATCGTCCCCAACCCGGCGTATAATCCTAGCATGGCGAGGACATCGCTTAATCCACTTGCCAGCAAGTTCCAGGCCTTCACTTATGTGCTGGGCGTGGGCGGCGGGACCAATGGAATACCGATTCAAGGTGGGACAGGCTTTAGGGACAACGCGAGAAACCAAGACAATGGAAAGCAGGAGACCGAGAACCCTGAGTTTATCAAGGTGAGCGGTTACAACTATTTTCCGGTCATCACTCCGAGATGGGAGATCGAGCCAGAAGGAAACTATGGCATCGACGGGCCGGGACAAGTGGCGCTGAGCGACGTCATCACATTGCAAGAGCAAGAGAAATTGAGAATGGAGGGATCCTATAAACTGGTCAGACCTCCGATGCTGGGACACTCATCATTGAGGCGCCACCACTCATCAATATTAGCGGGCGGCATAACCTATATGGACGACCGTGGAATGAATGTCGGATTTAAGCCAGCCTTCGAGGTGGGCCCGGCACTAGCGGATCTTGTCGCCAATCAAAAAGACGTGGAGATGGCAATTCAGACGGCCTTCTATGAAGACCTCTTCAGAATGTTTTCTAGCCAGGAAGTCAAGTCCCACGTAACTAAGGCGGAGATGGACGAGAGAAGCGCTGAGAGAATGGCAGTGCTTGCGCCAGTCCTGGGGCAATGGGACTTTGATATCAGCTCTAAGATCATAGGCAATTCAATCACGATCCTGGACTCTCAGAAAAGACTTCCGCAGCGCCCGCCTGAAATGGAGAACCAAGACATCAGGCCGGAATATACTTCTATCCTGGCACAGGCAGCGAAGGCATCTTTGATTACCACGCAAGAAAGATTTATGAACTTCGCCGCTTCTATGTCGGACGCCACGGGCGATCCCACTCTTAAGCGCCTGGCGAAAGGCGAGCAATACCTCAGGGAGTACGCCGCCAATATCGGACTTAACCCGCAGCTTCTTAACAACGAGGGTGAGTTTAAGAAGATCGTCGAGGACATGTCCAAGGCGAACCAGGAAAGAAATAAAATTGAGGTGGCAGGACAGCAAGCGCAGACCGCTAAGACTTTATCAGAGACAAAGCTGGCGGAGGGATCTATGCTTGACACAATGGCCACACAAAGCGCAGTATAAGGAATAATTAGGGGAGACAATGGGGAGCAAAAAACTTGACGAAACAATCGAGAGGGACGACCGCCTAGCGGTGACAGACGTCCTACATTCGTACCAGGGCCGCTACTTTCTGTGGTGGCTGCTTGAACAATGCGGTATTTATCACGACGTATCAGGAGAAGGAGACTCAGTCTTCCGAGCTCTAGGTCGTCGAGATATAGGGCTTAGAGTCCTCGCAGAGATCAGCAATATAGATGAAGAAAAAGTTTTTACAATGATGCGAGAGGCAAGCTCTCGATCTAAGACCAGGGAGAAACTATATGTCAAAGAACGAGCAAGAGACGACAGAGACCACGCCAACCACGACCGGAACGTCCTCGGAGGAAACTACGACGACCCAGGAGAACTCTTCGGAGACGACGGAGACGACACCGGGCACGACGGAGGAGAGCGAGAACTCCCAAGCTCCGGGTACGGGGGAGCCATCATCTGAGGGAAACCCGATAACCGACGCACTCAAGTCTCAGAAGAAAGAAGAGAACGAGGAGGAGGAGAGCGAAGAGACGAGCACGAAAGAAAGTGGCGAAGACGATCAAGAGGGTACAGGCGAAGAGGAGCAGCAGGGCTATGAAGTGGTCCTGGACGAAGACAGCCCACTGAGCGATGAAGACCTCGACGAGATTGCTGCCCTCGCTGAAGAAAATAAGTGGACCAAGGACCAAGCGGACAAGGCCATCAAAGAGCGCGAGACCTTTTACAAAAAAGGCGAAGAGCAGGCGAATGCTCCAAGAGTGAAGTATTACCAGGAAAATATGGAGCTATTCAAAAAAGATCCAGAATTTAATGGGGACAAAAAAGACGAGACATACAAATATATGGCCAAGGCTGTTGATGTCTTCGGCGACGACGAACTGGTGGCGCAATTGAACCGGCCGGAAGTGGGGCACAACTATGCTCTGGCCAAGCTCCTATCCAAGCTCGGCAAAGAAATCGTGGCGGTGCAAATGGGCGGCGACGGGTCGATATTGGCAGGCAAAGGCAGCAGCGGCAAAGGCGGAAACTTGTCACCAGATCAGCAGACTCTCCGCAATCTTTATCCGGGCATGTTCAAGGAAGAGTAAAAAAGTCCTTGACCCGTGATGGCGACTGCGTCTACTATGTAGTTATATGAGTTTTCTTTCCACTAGCAAGGAGTGAGCGATGGGAACACTTAACGTAAAATTTCCTACCTATTCAGACCTGGCCGAAATGCCAGAATCAAAAAACGTCAAGGACATCATCAATCTCCTTGCCGCTTATAACCCCGTCCTTATGGACGCGCCTGTGTTTGAGGCGAATAACGGGAATGACCACAAGACCACAGTCTTGACTGGTTTGCCTTCTGTTATTTGGGGGCGCCTGTACAAAGGCACACCGTCCACTAAAGGGTCAAGACAAACTGTCAAAGACACTATGGGCTACATGAAATCTGCATCAGAAGTCGATTGCGACTTGGTTGACGTTGCAGAGAAAGCAGAAGAGAAAGCGTCTATCAGACTCGCTGAGGCTGAAGGACACTTAGAGGCTATGGCGCAGGAAGCGGCTACCTCGATATTTTATGCTGACATCGCTTCCGAGCCTGACAAGTTCATGGGACTTTCGCCGAGATACTCGGACCTAAGTGCTGAGAACGGCAAGCAGATAATTGACGGCGCTGGCGTCGGCAACGACAACACGTCGATCTGGATTGTGACTTGGGACAAGCAGGCGGTTCACCTTCTTAGACCTAAGGGTGGTGCTCTTGGTATCGTTAGAAAAGATGCCGGGGACAGCTACTACGCTGAGGACGAGAACGGAAATAAATACCGTGCCTATAGAGAGGACTTCAAGTGGACTATGGGTCTGACTGTTAGAAACTGGCAATATGTTGCTAGAGTCGCTAACATCGACACATCAGCTCTTACTATCGACGCCTCTGCTGGAGCTAACGTAATCAATTTGATGACTGAAGCTTACTACCAGCACAAAGGCCGTAGGCTGCAGAAAGGCAAGACAATAATCTATGCCAACACTTTGATCGTTAAGTATCTTGACTACCAAGCAAGACACAACACGAACACTAATTTGCACCTTACTTTCCAGGAGTCGGGACCAAACGCCAAAGAAGTGCTTCACTTCAGAGGTCTTCCGATCCACGAAACTGACGCAATACTTAACAGTGAAGAAGCTGTCTCTTAATTGAGACGGCCTCGCACTTTATAAAGAAGAATTAAAACAGAAAACCTCAACAGGAGAAGGGTATGTTTTTAGATAACCAAAACCTCTTTTCGGACGCTCAGGAGATTGCGGCCACCGCCAACTCGACTAACGTCCTTGACTTCGGAGCCATGGGCAAAGTGGCCTATAATCCGCAGGCCGGTTCCAATCAATCGCTAAGCAGAAGAAAGGGCGTGGGAATGGTTGTTCCTCTCCTTGTTCAAGCTGTCGAGGCTTTTGCCGGAGCCGTTACCACTGTAACTTTCATCATCCAAGGTGACTCAACTGAAGATTTTTCTTCCGGAAACGTGAAGGACTTTTTACAGGTTGTCGTCCCGGTGGCTGAGCTAAAAGCAGGGTATCAACTTCCAGTCGATAAGCTTCCTAGAAATATCGACAAGCGCTACCTAAGAATGAGATATGTTCTTGATGCTGCTGCCACTGGCGGTAAGATCACGGCGGGTCTTGTGCTTGCAGTAGACGGCGGTTACAAAGGCTAATAGTAATTTTTTAACCCACGGGAGATAGGTTAATGAAAAAGCATATTGAAGACGTATCAGTGAAAGTTGAAGCAGTCGAGAAGGGCCAGCACGGAGGTTTACTCCGCGAAGCTGGCACTCGATTCGATTATAGCGGCAAGCTAATCAATGGTGAGTTCCCTAAGTGGTGTCACCCAGTCGAGAAGTTCAAGACTAAATTTGGTGAGCTAAGCCCTTCAGAGCAAGATGAATTTAAGAAAGGCAATGGCGCGATCTTCGACGCTCAATCCGCCAGAAAAGACATCGAGGCTGAGGTCCGCAGAGAGATTGAAGCGGAAGAGAGATCCAAGCTTAAAGCGCAGATCAGAAAGGAAATGGAAGCTGAGATGAAAGGCCAGAAAGAAGGCAAGTCTCCAGCTCTCCTTGAAGAGAAAGCGGAAGGTCTTGGCATCGAGCTAGGAAGCAAAGAAACGGTTAAGTCCCTTGAGGAAAAGATCGCGAAGGCGGAAAGCTCCAGCTCAATAATTTAATTTAACTCCGGAGGGTCTGCCCATGATGTATAAAAATACCATCGCGTCGCGAGCCCTTTCCATGCTTGGGTCCAGTACCACCATCGTCGATCTTGACAATGAGAATACGGTCGAAGCGAGACTAATCAAACTACATTTAAGAACGGCGCTAGACACTTTGCTTGAAAAGCATGAGTGGTCCTTCGCCCGTCGAATGGTCAAGCTCATTGAGCACTCTCGAGATCCGGAGCCGAGATATGGCCATGCTTACAGCTTCCCAGTGAACGCGGCGGTCATCAGGCGAATAGCGCCAGACGGCATGTTCCCTATCGGAGTGGAGCTGTATCCGGACCAGGAGATACCCTTCGAGGTAATGACCTTCGGGACGACAGACCTTATCTATTGCAACGTGGACAACGCCTTCGCCGAGTTCACGGAGAGAATGTCTGAGAACGCATCATTTAAAACATACTTCGGGCTGGCACTTGCCGCGCAATTGGCCATGGACATCGGGCCTGCTCTCATCACAAACAACTGGCCTAAGGTCAAGAAGGCGGTCCTGGATGAGTCCAGATCGCTAATAGATGAAGGCATTGCCCTAGACATTACCAAAACTCCACAGAAGAGCCCCGCGCCGTGCCCACTCGTACGAGTTAGGTGGCAGTAATGGCAACAGGAAAACAACTATCATTTCAATACGGCGAGGTCGCGCCGATCCAACGATTTAACGCCAATGACGTGGCGTACTCAAACGCCCTTCAGAGTCTCGTAAACATGTTTGTTCGGCGGACTGGCGGCGTCTCCAATCGACCAGGAACTATCTACAGCAGAGAGATGCTGAGCGAGTTTAACGGCCTCCTTGCAGGCGGTGACGGATCTATCCTGGCAGAAGGGGAGGCTACTCCAATTAGGACTTTTACTGTGAGAACAGTTACCGAGGGGGACGTGGACCTCACTTTTGCAAGAGTCCCTGGCACTGACCCGATCCAGGTGAACCTCTATATCTCCACATGGAAAGACCAGATAGCCAGAACATTCTACATCAGCGATGCGTACGACATGGAGAAGATTGATGTGTCCTACTCCAATGGATACTTTGTCATCACTCCTTCGATGCACGACGGATTTTCTGACTCCCCGGTGGTGTTCTTAGTGCGCGAGGACTCACTCCCCACATGGAACTCGACAGACCAGGGATTCACTCCAGTTAAATCGCTGGACGACATAAATGTTTTCTTCGATACCGTGGCGTCCCCTATCTACGATGGGTATATCTTAGAGTCTAACTGGCCAGAGCCTCCTCCGTACTTAGGCGCAGTGACTTACAAGGTCACGGCAGAGAACTATGAGCGGGCGGAGAGGGTCGTTCTTACAAGGAGGACTCAATCGGTTGATCCAGACGGAAAGTTTGTTAACGCTCTTACTCCGGGAGACGTCTATTTTCCGCAGAAAGAGACGGGGCTGATAAACGTATTCAGACTTGACTTTGGCGCCGGAGGAGTAGGCCCTGGTATAAAGAGATTCAACGTATATAGGGCCAGCGGCCTGGGCGGGACTTCTGCCTTTTCCTTGGTGGGAAGAGTTAAGCCGAGTCCAGGAGCGCAATACGCACACTTTGAGGACATAGGAATCGACGGGGACGCTTCGGTCGGACCTCCCATTGATCCTAGCCTTGTGGGCCTGACGGACTTGTACTCGTACGCGCCCGTGGGAATAACATGCGCAGTATCCTACCAGGAAAAACTATTCCTTGGGTCTAAAGGATACGTGGATCCAGCGACGGTGTCCTCCGCGCCTAAGGGAGTTAAGGCGGGGGACTGCATTGTCTCTAAGCTTGGCGCCCTTCAATTCACCAGGCCAGTCGTCACCAGAAATACAGAAGCATTTCAATTTTCCGTTCCGGTCAAGGACCCCTCGCCGATAGTGGCGGGCCTATCAGATAAGCGCCTCATCCTTATGACGGAGGAGTCCACTTATCTAATAGCAGGGGGCGGCGAGCAGGGCATCGTGACCCCGACAGAGGTGAACCCGCTGAGGATATCTGACGAGGGCTGCAGCACAAGAGTGCGGCCTAAGATGGCGGGCAACTTTGGCGTGTTCATAAATAACTCCCACACAAAGCTAATGACTATTATGTTCTCAGACAAAGGCGTGCAAGCAGTCGAGGCGTCTAAGTATGCCAGCCACTTCATATCCCCTGACATTTGCGCCATGGAAGTCATTAGGACATCTCAGGGCGATGATATCATCTATCTCCTTAACAGAGACGGGAGTATGGTATCAGTTACCATGAACGAGAATGGGACCGCAGGATTCTCCAAGATTGAGCTCGGCAGCGGTCGAGTGGTAAGCATGTTCAAGACAAAGTCCAGTAGAAAATTTGACGAGAGATATCACAGGGCGATGTCTGAATACGAGACTCTCGGTCTTTACGTGGTCCATAAAAATTTACTAACGCTAGAGTATCTGAGCGAGAGAACCGACACAGAGATATCTCCAGGGATTTATGCTGACCTGTCAATGTCTTTCGGATCGCGTCTGTCCTACTCAGGATATAAAGGCTATGTTCATCAATTGGTGGGAGCTAACTGGTGGTATCCTCCGGTGCCGGGGGCGCCCGTTTACGCCAACCTTACCACGGCAACGAACTGGGAGCCGGGCACTGCTATCACCTTATCCATGTCGGAGCCACTAAGCACCAGATCGGCGGATCATATAGTAATCAATCATTTCTATGAAGACAGTGACGGGACTAAAAGAGAAATAATCTTGAAGCCTGACTGGACCACAGAGGACAACTCGAGCGGGTACACAGTGACGGTCTACTGTGACTACGAAATTCCTGAGCCCATCAGAGACATCGCCGCCTCACAGCTACCCACGGCGGAGAAAAACAGGAGATCGAGCCGGTGGCTTCCGGCCGCGAAAAAATGGGACGGGGCTTTCTTTCAGGACAATATTCTGTACCTAATGGCCGAACCTTATAGCGAGTTTGACTACAGCTCTGGCGCGCCATCCTATTCGGACGGAGAGGTGGAGCTTTCAGTCTCGGGCGACAACAAGATCATGGCGTCACCGCTCAACCCATATTTTTATGACCAAAAGGTTAAGCTGGTTAGAGATGCGGGCGGAATAACGCTGGACGACTTCCCTCAGTACGTGTCGTGGGGCTACATCGGCCTGCCATACAGAGCAAGGATGGAGAGCTTGGCGATTGAGCCGCCTGGGGACAGAACATTGACGGACAGCCACAAGATTGTAAACTCTGTCGGCGTCGCCCTGCACAACACGGGTCAAGGTTTTGTCGGAACTGTGTCGGCGACTGTGGAAAAAATGTCGAAACTTGTGCCAAGAAACGAGACTGATCTGTCTTTAAGTGATAAACTATTCTCAGACTACACTGCGCCAACGATTGAATCGAGATGGACCAGAGAGGGCAGAATCGCTATAGAAGCGGTGGACCCTGCGCCCATTAACATTTTATCAATATATCCGCAGGGTTTATCAGGGGAGTAGTGAATGGCCTTACAAACATTACAAGATGCAATGATGGGAAGTACGCCGCCACGAGATAATTACGTGACTGCGCCTAACGCCGTGGACGAGAACGGCAAAGCATACTACAAGCCTCTTAACTCCCAAGATCCAGAAAAGCTCCAGGATGAAGTCCTTCGAGAGAAGGCAGTCTACGGCCCGGAGCCGCGAGATTATTCAGACTCCTCCATAGACATATACGGCGCTGATAAAGGATCGGACGGCGGCGGATCAAGAAGTCTTTCCGACATGTCCACCCCTCCTGCGGGGCCGGACGGAGTGACGGCCGGAATGGAGAACCTGGGCAGTGACTCGAATGATGCCACCGCACAGGCCCTCGAAGATATGTCAACTCAAGGCCAGGTCAACCGGGAGCAGGACGCGCAAAGAGAGACGCTCCTCGCCGGGGCCCGCTTCTTCCTCGACGTACAAAACGCGAACAGCGCCTATGCCGCCTACAAGGGCGCGGCGATTATGAACATCGCCAACGTCCGTATGCAGGCAAGAGACTCCCTGGCAAGGGGCAAGAGCCGAGCTTTAGCGGCGGCGCAGGAAGGCGAGACCATGGGCGACGAAGCTCTCCTCGCCATGGCAGCTCAGGGCCAGGACGTAAACGCTCAGGCGACCACCTCGGTGGAGGAGTCGTACGAGATCGTCGGCGTCTATAACGCCCTCATAGAAGAGACCAACTCTATTAGAGAGGCGCTAGGATACGAGATGCAAGAGGTCGCTATGGATTACGAGCTCGATCAGAAGCGCAACGAAAGGAACAGCACCATTATTTCTTCGGCGCTTAATTACGGTGCCACTGCCACCGCTTACAACTTCCTATAAGGATTAAGTAATGGGACTACGAACACCACAGCAATTAGCCAGAACGCCTAACCAGGGCGGCATAAGAACGCCTAATTTCCGCGCCAATGAAGGGGCCAATCAAATAGACCCTGCATTCATAGGCACCCTTGAGAAAGGAGTGGCGGCTCAGAAGAAAGAGCAGGCGCGCCAGGAAAAAGAAAAGCTTAAATTCATGGAAGCGGTTTTCCAAAACGACGCCGACCTCTACAGACTTGAGGCGCAGGCGGAGCTATCCAGGACCGAAGGCGTGGGCGCGCTTGAAGAAGGCATGCCGATCCGCGACAAATACCTAGACAAACTTAAAGAAAGAATGGGCAATATCCCTGAGCAGTATCGCGCGAGCACGGACATGCAGATCGCCTTTATGAAGAAGGCCAGACAATTCGACAGCTTCTCAATACCTTATGTGAACTCGGAGGCCAAGAAGGTTGAGGACGAGGCGTTTAAAGTTCGCGTCGCCAATGACATGAACACCGTCATGGAGAACGCCACGGACCTGGAATATATTCAGAATCAAGGCATCCCTACAGTGGAGAGCTCGATCCACGAGAGACTTGTCCGCAAATACGGGCGCGACCCCAATCTTAAGATCGGCAACACGACCGCAGGGCAGCTCATCATGTCGGAGATGCAGGCTGGCGTATCGGACACCCTATATAAATCGGTCATCCAGCAAGTAAACGTCGAGGACTTCGGCGCGGCCGCGGAGACAATGGATCGTTTCTTCCACCGCATAACTCCGGACGACAGGACCAAGATCGTTAAGCTCATCAACTCAGGTCTTAAGGACCGTGAAGATGACAGGGCGCTGGACCTGGCGGAGCTCGCGTGGAAGACCCAGGGCGATGGCGCTGACGTGGCGACACTAGAAAATTTTATCCGTCAGAGTTCAAACGGCGACACTAAACTTTATACGAAAACTTTGTCCCTCGTTCAGAGCAGGGCCAAGATAATGGAGCAGGCCAAAGAGGACCGTATGGACCGCATTGAGGCGGACCTTTACGATAAGTACGCCAGGACAGGGCGCATGGACGATGCGGCATTTATGCAGCTTGATCCGGACAGAAGGACTCAGCTTGTGGATCTCCTTAACAAGAATGGAGGAGGACAAGCAGTCGTCACCAATCAAAACAAATTTAACCAGATCATCCAGACATGGGATCGTATGCCGACCGATGAAGTCGTCAAGATCAACGTGGACAAACAATACAGAATGCACATAAGCGCCGACGATCGGAAGGCGCTTAAGACCAAGCAAGACTTCCTTCGCCGTGAGGTGAGGGGCGAGTGGAAAGACGGTCAGAAGTGGAGCGACGCTGTGTGGAAGAAAGTCGCGGACAGCTATGCTGACGCCAATAGAATGAGAGGCGAAGACAAGGGCAAGATCCACACGATGGCCATGGACGAGTACGCCCGCCTCATGGAAGAGAACCCAAGAATCACCAGAAAAGAATTAAGACTTAGGCTTAAAAAAGCGCTCTGGGAGAGAGCGATAGTGGAGAAAGAAGATCCAGGCCCGGTCGATAAATTTTTCGACGTCATAGGACTGGGAGACTGGACCACTGCGGACAAGGTTGAGGTCGTTGGCGATACGCTGGCGCCTGAGAGACCAGTGGCGCTGGACCCGTCATGGGTAAAGGCAGTGCAGGAGGACAGGATCAAGAAGGGCAAGAGGCCCATGGGGGAGGCAGAGCTAATGCGTTTCTTCCAGTGGTATCAGAGAACTAGGTCATCGGCCAATATCGCCGCGCCAAAAGAGTAGGGGAGACTCAATGGAAGACACAACTATTACAGGTTTTGAAAACAATCCGGACATTTCCGGAGCGCTTGACGAGTGGGACAGCCAAGAGGCGTCCGCTCCTGAGCAATCTTATAACCCAAACAATGGAGGCATGGCAGCGCCGGAAGCTCCAGCAGTGGCAGACAGCGATCTGTCCATGGCCGTTGATGAATTTGAAGGCATAGGCGTGAGAGCGCCATCACCTGTCGATGAGCGCATGAGATATGCTCAAGGCATGATGAGCCCGGAAGAGACTCAAAGTAGAAGTCGAGCTCGTTCACTCTCCAAAGAGCTGGGAATGCCAGCGGACGTGGTGGAGGCGAACCTTCTTGAGATGACACCTGAGCAGCTCAGAGCGAGATCCAGGACTTCGGAGGTCGCCAAGCTATATCCAGCACTGGCCGAGTGGGGGACTGACCCGCACAACAACACTCTTATCGAGCGCAATGTGGGATGGGTCCAGGGAGTCAATAAGTCTTTTGAAGCGCTCAACCCTAAAAAGAAATCGGACGTAGAGAAGGTCATCAGCAATTCACTGATAGACTATCGCCAAGCCGTCGTGGATCTCGGCATGGTCATGGGGGTGGTATCACTCGACGAAGGCAAGCAAATGATCCGTGAGGCCGAAGAGTCCCGCGCTCAGAATCAATACTTAGAATCAGCACCAGGCATGGCCAGGTTTCAAAAAGAGACGGCCGATATAGAGAAACCATTCGGCGAGTTCCTCCGTGGAGTGACCAACGCCTATGACGCTTTGACAGACGGCAAGGTGGAGACGGAAGTCCTGCCAGCAGTCAAGCAAGCGGCAAGCTCCGGCGCCGACGCGATGGGCGAGCTATGGGACGCCATGACCACGCTGTATGAAGATCCTGAAGCGGCAAAGGTCTTCGGACTGCAGGCGCTCATGTCCTCTGCTCCGGCAATTTCAGCGGGCATGATCGGCGGCGTGATCGGCAAAAAACTGGGCGGGATTCCCGGCGCCGTGCTAGGGTCCGGGGCGTCGGCCGCGACGGTCAGCTTCCCACTAGAATTTAGCGGAAAACTAAGAGAAGAACTAGAAGCATTTAGAGATCCTCAAACTGGGGAGATCGACCTAGACGAGGCATTCAGCGACCCAGCGAGAGTGTCGAAGTGGAGAAAAGAGGCGGCGGTATTCTCCAGCGTCATCGCATCATCAGACGCATTCTACTCGCTCATACTAGGGCGACCATTCGCCAAGCTCATCAACAAGGCGCCAGTCGGCAAGATAGGATCAGCGGCACTTGGCGTAGGAGCGGAAGCTGCCACGGGAGCTGCGGAAGAAGGTCTTTCGAACTTCACCGCCACTGCAGCAAGAGACGCATATAAAGGCGAACTGTCGCCGGAGTCCCTGGCCAAAGCAGGACCGGACATTGCAGCTGATATTATTGGCGGCGGGATGGTCGGCGGATCATTAGGCCCGATCATGGGCGGCGCGAGATCGCTCCTGGACAATGGGCATGAGAAATTTATCAAGCTCAAAGACGAGGTCAAGAAGACCAACACAGCTAATCAGAACGCGGCGTCCCTCTCCAACGCCAGAGCAAAGCTCAAAGAGGACAAAATGTCCGAGGAGAACCGGGAGCAAGTGGAGGATCTTATAGACAGATCAACCACGCCGGAGGCCGAGCAAGCGGACCCTGACATTTACGATGACGCCGATAGTGTCAGCGACCAGGAGATGACAGCAGAAGACCAGAGAGTCACAGCAGGCACCGTCGAGTTTAACCCTTCAAAGCTAGAAGCATTTTTTGCTCAAGAGGGCATGACTGTCGAGGAAGCGCTGGAAGGACTGCCCACCGAAGTCTATGCAGAGTTCATAAAAAACCAGCAAACTGACACCGCTATCTCAGTAAAGATCAGCGAGTGGATCCGCATGACCGAAGAGTTCCCTGCGCTGGACAGCATCGTTCGTGTGAACGGGCATGAGATGAGTGCAGAGGAAGCGAACCAGACTCAGGAGGAGATGGAGGCTGAGCCCTTCACCTTATTCCAGCAAAGAGAAGACGGACCACCGCCAGTGCCAGGAGCGGTCACTGAGACTGAAGTTCCAGGCCAGAACAACCCGATCATAGAAGATCCGCTATCTGACCCGCAGAACATTGAAGAGGGCGAAGGCGACGAGGTCTCGTACCTTAACAAGTTCACCTCCAGGTTTAGGGTAGAAGATGAAGAGGCGGCGTATAAAGACATTAAGCGATTGATGAGAAACATCGCTCGCAAAGCAGACAACATACCTAATGAGGCAGCGGACCTCGTGACAGAGATCCAATTTCGCCGCGTAATGACCCGCTCTCGAGTAACTGGAATACCAGCTCAGGAGATCATAGGGCAGCTAAAAGCAGGGACCGAGAGCAGACAAGGCGTGACAGGATCACTTACCTATCGTCGTGGATTCGACGGAGGTCTCCTGTCGCTGGCAAAGAACGCCGATCCTTCGACTCTTGTGCATGAGCTTGGGCACTTGTGGTTTAACGAGATGGCGGTGGACTACCACCAGCTTAAGAAAATGGACTTCGCTAAGATGAGTGACGAGCAGAGAGCCTACTGGGAGTCCATGGAGCTTGCGGCGGAGTTCTTCCAACTGGACAACGTGGGCCAGCTAAACGAGATTGAAGACAATGAGCGCGTGACAGCGCTTCACGAGACTTTTGCTCAGACGACTGAGAAATATTTTCTTGAAGGCTCCTTTGTGAGTGGCAGACTGAGATTGCTCCTTGAGAGATTCCGCTCATTCTTGACCAAGATCAGGCACCTCGTAGGCACGGCCTATGCACAATACCCGGCACTCGTCATCTCTCCTGAAGTGGAAAGAATGTTCGAGGGCATCATCGCTCCACGTATAAAAGCGGACGAGGTCTTCCTCCCGTTATTCCCGGAGCCGTCCTTTGACGTGGACACTCTTGGGGCCGACGCGCCTAAATACTACGGGCAGATCAGAGACTCCCTGGCCGCGGCAACCGCAAACTTTATGAGCAAGATCCAACGCCGCAGCTATAGAGAGCGTGAGGCGCTTTTAAGCGAGGCGCTTGACGAGGCCTATGATGAGGCAGCGGAGATCGTTGATAGACGTCCAGAGATGATCCTGGGCGCTCAGATAGAGGACGCCTACTCAGAGTACAAAGCGCTTAAGAAGCAGGGGCGAAAAGTCCCGGACCCGAGGATCTCATGGAACTCGTTTCTTGAGCTATTCAATGGGAACGAGGAGTCTGCTCAGGCGGCGAGAGAAGAGCTTAGGAATGTGGTCGCGCCGAAGAAGAAAGGCGGAGTGGACGCTGGCGTCATCATGCTTGGAAGTGGCGTGCACGATCCTGCTAGGATGAGAACAATTCTCCTGGCCCTAGCGCAGAGGGACGACATGATCCAGAGGGAGGCGGACGCTATCCTTGAGGAGAGGTTCCCGGTCCTTAAGGACGATGAAGACATTAAGATTGAAGCAGAGAAGGCGCTAAGGGAGTCGAACCTGTCGGCGCTATTTAAGAAAGAGCTTAGGATCATGGCGGACAATCACCTGTCGGGGCTTATGCAGTCCGCAGAGATTATGGGCAGATCGCCTGAGTCATGGTTTAGAGACGAGGCGACGGCCGAGACTGCGGAGCAAACGGTCCGTGATTCTTTCGCCCGTAAGTTTAGCCCACGTAAGTTTAGAAACGACTATCGCCAGACGGCGAGAGACGCTGCGAGATCCTTTGGGCGAGGCAACATGGTTA